CCATGAACGTGACTTTTCGGATGATTAATCCCGCATAGGTACAGGCTCAAAGGAGTTTTTGTATCTATTGCTGGTATAATATACTGAAAGGTCATAAGAAAGGGAGGGGAGAGGCTTCATCTATTTGCGTGAAGGACTTACAACCTCTCCTCTCCCGAAGATCTCAATAAAAAAGAGGAAAATATGATGAGAAAAGCAACTGTTCATGTTGAAGTAACTACCGAAGTGGGGAGAGAAGATAGAAATCTTCACTTCGATAAACCTAAAGCTATCCACGCATACTTTGAAGAGGGTAGTAAAAGTCACGTATGGTGCAGCCGGTATAGCGATGGAACATGGCTTCTCTGTATTGGAAACATGAATCTCAATGATGTAACAGATGAGGATTTAGAAAACCTCTTCGTTGCTATCGAAAAAGAAAAGGAGAAAGTAGATGAGTCATAGTATGACAAAATTGGATGCTGAGAATGCGAGATACGCAAAGCAAGCTTGGCATCAGTTGGGTACTGTCGGAGAGATCGACCCATTCGAAGCTATAAATGCTTTCGATTGGTGTGAAGTCGAACGACGCCCAATCTTTGTACAACATTCAGAGGATGGCGGACATCCGATGTATGGAGAATACTACGAACTTGAAGGCCGACAGGTCTTGAAGATGAAAAGACATCCGTATGCATACGCTGAAGTCAGTGATCGATATCAGATAGTTCAACATCGATTCATGATTGATGATCTAACTGGAATCTTGCTTGATACTGGGTTGGTTGAGACAATCGAATCTGTTGGTACCTATGACAATGGTGCTGTCGGATATGTTTCATTGAAATTCAAGGATGGCATTGACATTCCAGGTTGGTCACATGTTGATTCGATGTTCAATATCGGTAATGGACATGACAAGAATATTCCGTTGATTGCTACTCAGTCTGCTCATGCTGTTGTGTGTGCGAACACATTCAAGTTAAACATCTTGGATAAGGATGCAATCTTTAGGTTCCGTAAGGTAGGCCAGCCACAAGAGATGATGGAGGAAGCTGTTCGGGCTTTGTGTGATGGGTATGAACGTAATGTTCAGTACGCAAAACAGATTGAGCAGATGGCTAATCAAGAGTTTGTTAATCAGGAATGGGATGAGTTGGTTGTGCAACTGATTGGTCCTAAGCCGGAAGAGACAACGCTTAGTCCTTGGGATCATCCGCTTTGGATTGCTGGTAAAAAGTCGCAAGGCTTTCAGAACAAGTTGACTCGTTGGACGAATGCAAGAGGAGATCTGAATCGCCGGTATCGGAATGATGAAGATATTGCTCCAGTTTATGAGACTAGGTGGGGTGCGCTCATGGCTGTTCAAGCATGGGAACAAAAAGATAAATCCCAGAAGGGTAGTCAGTCTCAGGACCAACGTACTCAGAAGCATCAAGCAGCAGTTATGTTTGGCAAGCTGCCGATGACTGAGAAGGCTGCGAAGATTCTCGTAGCTAACTAATCTCAATAAAGGAGAAAAGAAATGAGCAGCATTACTGCTGAGGTAGAGATAGAGGCAGGAGAATTCGCTAATAACGGAGAGTTCTGCGACATGGTATCCGACATCGTTAGAGACACACTTAACGCCGAAAGTTGGATAGTAGATGCAGTTGATGAACACATGGAGGACAAGGGTAATGATTCTTTTGACCCTGATTCTGATGCGTTCGTTAATGCGGTAGCTAAGGCTCTATATAACATGGCTCGTAGCTATGTCGGGGCTTAGCGGACAGGAGCAGCGTGATATTGGGATGGCTCGGGTCGAGTTAGGTGCCCGACCATCCCAAAAGCTGGTTGTGAAACAAGCAATAGAACGCTGTTACCAAAAATTTAATCCTAATGCGGAATGGACAACTGATGAGGTTCATGAAGAGTTAGAGATGTATCAAGTGAAGCTTAGAGAGGGTCGCCTTCTTGGTTCGTTGATGAAACGGGCGCAGAAAGCAGGCATGATTGAGCCTGTTGTCTGTATCTTGTGTCATCGGCAGGAGACTCGACCGTCAGCTAGGCCGGAGCGTCATGCTGGTCCGCAGTATATGTGGCGGAGTACTTCTCAGGGTTATGTGACTGGGACTAAACGACATGTGTATGACGATGTGTATTGGGATGAAATCGAACGTCAAATTAAACAAGGAAGAGGAGAGTAATGGCTGAAATATTAGATGACCATGAGTTCACGGGACGAGGAGGATTCGCACGAAAATATCCTTACGACCAGTGGCTTAATGGAAAAGTCTGGAAGCTACTGGAAGGAACAGATTATAAATGTTCTTTGGGTTCTATGCGTGCGTGTGTGTACACAGCAGCAAAACGTAGGGGTTTGGTGGCACGTACCAATGTGATCTTGAAAGGCAAAGGATTAATTATCCAAGCTATTCTTCCGCAGCCTTTATACGTGCCTGACATAGAATTTGGAGGAGAAGGATGAACACTTATCAATTACAATTAACACAAACATTGTATTGGACGGTCGAGATAGAAGTCGATGAGGAAGATCATGACATTCAAGATGTGATCCATGATGCTGAAACTTCTAGGCTTTCCGAGTTAGAAGATCATTACTCGTTCGCTGACAATGAAGAACGAGAAGCAACAATAATATCAAAGGATGGAAAAAACTATGAGTTTTGAACTGGCACAAGCCCAGTACGATGCAATGGAACCACCCGATGATGGTTGGATCTGTAGATTCTGCGAGACAATAAACCACGATCATTTCTGGATGGAGAAACCGATAGCGGAGTGTGATTGTTGTGGCGAATATATGGCTGAGGTTACTGAATCGGATGATGCGGATCGCCGCATTGATGAGGCCCGAGGGAACTAAGATGGACGATCCAATTCTTTGTGATCGTTGCTCGGAAGAATTACCTGAGGACTTTCTCACTGTCGCCTATGTGCTTCGTTCAACAACCTATCAAGATGTTCAACGAATCTGTCAGGACTGTCACGACCGGGCAGATTGGGTGATAAACTGATACCTAGAAAGGGAAAACTATGAGCGAAACAAGGCTAGCAGAGCTAGCTCTCCGTGAATATGTACGTGTACCTGAACTGAAACCGACAGCAGACGGATCATTCCTGAGGCTGTCAAGTATCACTACGTGTGATCGTAAGCAAATACTTGATGCGATGCAGGTACCTACTGTCAACCTTGGACCGGATGCGTTGAATGGGTTTGTTGCTAGAGAGATCGGCAACATGATGCACTCATACATTCAAGAGGCATTTGCTGATCATCCTGATGTACGTGACTTCGAATTTGAAGTGCCGGTAAGTATCCCGACATCTATGACTTCAGGTCATGTTGATGGGGTATATAAGAATGAATCAGGTGAACGATTAGTACTTGAAATCAAGACGATGCGGAACTATGGATTTCGTAAAGCCCGGAAGGAAGGTCCAAAGGAAGAACATCTGATGCAGGCATGTGCTTATGCCATCGCCTTAGATATTCATTACATCCATCTTGTTTATGTGTGTACGGATGCGACACCATCTCGATGGAAAGATGTGGCTCGGGCTGGAGATATGTGTGAATGGGTGTACAACATCCATGATTCGATTGACGAAAGTGAAACACCTATCTCTGTAGTCACAACATATTTCTTAGAGCAGCATAAGGATATGGCGCAAGAGTTTATAGAGACGGAGGTATTACCTGAAGGGCTTATGCGTCATTGGAATGGCGATTTGCCTTGGGAATGTAAATACTGTTCACACTTTGATATCTGTGTGAGTAGCACAACGGAAGGTCCTTTAACACGTGACGATGTTATTGGAATAAAGGAGCATTATGAGTCAGTTATCTAAGTTAGCAACACCATTTCCCCAGAAGTTTATAAAGACAAAGCCGGGGAAGTTCGCAGCAGATTATGTGCCGCATGGGATTTACAATCAATTTCTATTAGGAATGGTAGGGCCATTTGATTTTAGTATTGATACTATTATTCGGGATGCTGACGGTACTGCTACTGGCATCCTCTGCACACTTACTGTTGATATTGATGGACGAACTACCACAATACAAGAGGTGGGTGAGTGCGAAAATCCGGGCAATTGGAAAACAGACGGAGCACGTATAAAAACGTGTGCGTCTGATGGACTTAAACGATGTGCCATGAGGTTGGGCTTAGGTCTACATCTCTGGCACACAAAAGACAAGGACGGAAACGTAATGAGTTACGTCCTTTCAGACATTCTCGAAGAAAGAGAGAAGGAAAAATAATGGACATATCAATAGCTGGGAATCTCGGAGCAGATCCCGTATTAAGATTCGGCAAGTCAGGTAAAGCGTTCTTGTCGTTTTCAGTAGCCGTAACCACAGGTAGAGATGACACAAAGGATACTCATTGGTTTGATGTCAAATGCTTTGAGGATCTAGCTGAACAGATGGCTGAACTTCCCAAAGGACAACGAGTTCTTGTCAAGGGACGCATGAAACAAGACAAATGGGAAGATAAAGATACAGGTAAGAATCGATCCAAGCTTTGCATATATGCAGACGAAGCAGGACCATCATTGCGTTGGAAACCACGGGAAAAGGGTGGTCCACGAAGTGATACAGTGGCGGCAGAGACAGTTCAAAGGGGCTTCGAAGACGACACAAGGCCATTCTAATGAACGAAGAAATACCAGAATCAGTGATAGTTCCTATCTTGAATGAAGAGCTAGGGATTTTAACCGTGGTTGCACCTAAGGAATGGATTAGTAAGGTGGAATTACATGCGTTAAAGATCATCGATGCCTTCGAACAGCATCCTGCTGGGTCAATGATGGATAAGAATAATCAAATGATGCAAGCTATGTCATTTCTAATTCAGAATGCTTGCAATGAATATCTCTACCACAATGATGAAGTGATTCCTCCCGACGTTGCATGAGTAAATCAAAACAGAAGGGGACGGCGTGGGAAACTGAGTGTGCTCGGTTTCTCACGTCGTACATTAAAAAGAAATTTAACAGGCTGCCCTTGGTGGGAGCTAACGATGTTGGAGACATCAAGAGTGAAAACTTTCCTGAATTCATTTTCGAATGCAAAAACAGGAAGGATGCATTGTCATCGCTATCTGAAATTATGCGTGAGACAGAGCAAGAAAGAGTTAATGCTGACGTTAAGTTTGGTGTGGCTCTAGTTAAGCGTAGGAATTTTGGTACAGGTGGTGCGTATGCGGTTATGGAATTACATGCATTTGCTCAACTGATAAAAGAAAGGTTAGATGATGAGCGAACTAATGCGAATGGGGGCACAGTCACTTTCTACTGAGTGGAGTGATGTTCGCACAATGCTGAATGATTGGTGGGAAGTCACCAATCCTAAGCCAATGACACCTCCACGGGATATAAAGAAAGTAGTTCAGCGAGCCATTGATGCAGGATGGGAATTAAATGACTGTTATAAAGCATTGGGAATTACGTGGGCTTTCACTGACCGAGCGTTTGAAACGGCATTACGCCGGGTTAAGGATGAGAGTTCAACCCATCTTGGAAAAACAGCCGAAAGAATTATTCGATTACGAAAGGAAAGACAGGATGAACGACATACTTGATGAGGTCCATGACACTGTTCATGTCCTGAGACAATATGCCCAGGCATTTAATGCACAGGCTGAACGTCTTGAAACTAAATTAGCTGAACACATTTTAACAAATGGTGTAACGGTGCCTGACAATGTTGTTTCTTTATTCGACAGAACAGAGACGCATGACTGAGGATGAGGCAGACGAAACATTACTGATGATGTCGCAGTTGTGGTGGAATTCAAGTAACATTCCTGATGGTACACTCAAACTGTGGCACACATCGTTGCTAAGCTTGCAGCATACAGTTGTCACCAAATGCATCAACCAGTTAATTAAAGATCAGCCATACTGGCCCGCAATTTCAAAGTTCAGAGAACATTACCAATCAATAGTTCGACGGGACCTAATGGAAATCAAAGCAATACAGAAAGAATATCTTCCCCGAGAAGAAAATGTTGAACGACTACGAGAACTACGACAGGACTTAAGGGCAAGCCGGAACTAATTGCACCGGCCAAGGAATGTTAGGGGGTGTTTCTCTCCTTTCTACCCCTAGCATTCCGCCCTATATCTCACTTTACGTGGTAAACTAAATGGGACATCGTGATTGGAGATAACGATGGAAATTTCAGTACAATCTGCGCCAGCACGAATAGGGGCTGGACTCAGCATTCAAGGCTATGCGGTTATCTGTGACCGTGAGCTTCGTGAATGGTACAAAACCAAAAGAGAAGCAGATCGGATGGCTGAGTTAATCAAACAGGATTCACAAAATCCTGAAGATTACTGATGAAGGTTGATGATCGTGGCTGGATTGAGTGGGAAAAAAAGGATTTCAAAAAGCATGGCACGATAGCTAAGTATTTGGTTGGTGAATGTCGTTGCAAGAAATGCAAAGCACGTATTTTGCAAGACGATCCAGAACAAAAAAGATTCCGTGCGAGGTACAACTCGGAATAGTTTCTAGACTACTGCGGGACGTGGCAAACTTTCGGCTAACCTCGCCCTGCAATAAGACAGACAACGCTGACATTGGTACTGCTGATAGACCATTGTCCGAGTCATCCGAGTACCACGCTTATGCAGCACGTTGTTGCCGCACGTGGGACATGCATGTGAAGTTGCATCGATCACGTTTCTATTGGGATGTGTGGTAGCCCACGGACGTAACCGTTCGTACACGTCAATCAATAAGTCAACGTCTTGTTTGGCATACTTTTTCATTATGCCCCATGCTTTAACGTCACCCTTCATACAACCTGCCCATGTTTTGAATCCTCCGGTGTCTTCTTTGTGTCCCAGACCTAAGTGACTTCCCAAATGTCCCAATCGGTTACTGTTGAATTTGAAATGTCTACGTGCCAGTTTTAATGTGTCAACAGTTTGGTAATGACTAGGGGGACCGAACTGGTGATAAGCGAATCGTGCGTTCGCTTTCTTTATATCGAATGCGTCAGAGTTATGGCCGATAACTACGTCAGCTTCTTCAAGTAATTCCCAAAGAGCATGTACTACCCGGTTATCGTTTTCGGGATCGTTGCCGTACAACTTTTTGAAATCTGGGAGAGCAACAACATGAGTGGACTTTTGGTGTGCCCACCTATATGAGAAGCACAGGATGTACCACTCTCGTGCGTGCTCAATCACGTCTTGTTGCCATTGGCCCCAGACGTAAGCCATGTTAGGTGCAGTTTCTATATCAAAGAATAGAACCTTAGCCACTAGCTCCCTTTACGATGGAACGGTTAATAACCTGACCATAAGAGTACCTTCCCACCAGCCCCCGTCATCGGATAGGCGTTCGGGACTCATCTCCAGGCGCTCTATGGTCACGTTGTCTGTACGTTTACCTTCCTTGTAGGAGATAGCAGTACCGCCTTCCATCAGAGCACGAAGGTTATCGAAAGTTTCTTTAACCATGAGCGCAGGCCGTGGTCTACCGGAGCCTCGACTAGTGGTTACGTCACGCCGAAACATTACTGGCAAAATAATTTCGTCAATGCGTCTAGGTACGGCGACAGCGGTGAGTTGCCAGTCATGACAGATCGGAGAAGCTGTAGCTGGAGAGGACGCACGTTCAAGTTCCACTTTTAAGTCATAAGAAATAGCAGTATTTATACCGTCACTAAATGAAAATGTTTGGGGTTCACCTGTGACTAGTGATCCTGTGGCATCAGGAATTGGTGCTTCTATCCCGGCACCGTTGGTAGCGATCAGTCGTATCTTCCCCACTGGCGTAGTTGTTACTCCACCTAGTGTGTATGGTGTCGCTGCTGTATAGCCAGTGGTGGTACGGTATGCGGTTTTGGCTCGTTCGTATTGAGATCTATCAAGGTCGATAATGCCGGAACGTAAGAGCTTCGGAACGACAGTAGACCATGTAATTTCTCCAGCGATTAGTTGACCGATAGCAACTTTGTTTCCACTGTAATGTTCTCTATAGACAGCACCTGCTAATGATGCTTTGTTTATAGCAAGAAACAACTTAGGATCACCGTCGTTGTTTAGGCGCACGAGAGATGTAACTTTGTCGCCTGCTGCGACAGTCCCACTCATTCGTAAGTCTGCTGCATAAGCAGGAACCAGTGTCTCTGTAAAACGAGATAGGTCTACCCGGTATACCTGTGCATTGTCGCATCCGAACCACATGAATTTGCCATCAGCTTCAAGGGAGAATGCTTCTCCGCCTGTGTCGATTGCTGGTCCAAGTGTGACACCCGAGGATTCTGAGCTAATTAAAGCTAATCTAAATCCTGCTGAAGTTGCTAACCCTATGAGTCCGCCGTAAGCCATGATGGCGTTAATGGTTTCATTTCTTGGTAACGAAGCAGCAACAGTCGGAGCGTTTAGAGTACCGTCAGTAGCACTCACGCCGATGTAGTAAAGAGATCCCGTGTTGTCAGTGTTGGCCGCAGCATAAATGCCATTCGAAGCAGCAGTAACAGATATCCAATTGCTCGCAGAAAGAGGCAAGGAATAGTCGAGTGACGAAGAAGCTTTAGCTCCTGCCGCATCGAGTTCGTAGATGTCGTTACCTTCTATACCAATAATTCGTCCAGCAACTATTTGCAGTAGGTTCGGGGTCAAGGTGCCAAAGGTAAGATCGGTAGTGGCACCCAGAGCATATTTTTGTGGTACCTGTGTGCCCGTTCGAGCTATGTAAACGGACGAACCATCCGAGGTCATGCTCCCTATCGACGCAGTTGTACTGTGTTCAGTCCAGTTGTCTCCCCCGTCGTCACTAAAAAACATAGTGGAGTCTGAGGCTAAGTAAATATATTCATCGTCTGCTTCAACAAACCGTTCGAGTATGAGATCTCCGGTACCTGGATCTGTTGACGGCGAAGTATCTTCTGTATCGCTTAACAATGTGATCTCGCCCTTAGTCCAAATGTCAACACCTAATGACGAATAGAAACGTCGCCTATCGGAATCTTCGTTGTCTAAATAGAGTTGTCCCGCACCATACGACCAATCAGTTTGCGAACGCACCCATGCGCCAGTGGTATCTAAAGTATTTTCACCCGGTTCCCTACTGTTGTCACGCTGCTGCCTCGAAACAGGAACCGTTGTCCGTCGATACATCGTAGTATCGATGGCATACGTTTCACCGTTTAGCTCAACCGGCAGGTATTCAGGGTTAAAAGCCATAGTTAACTTTTCAATTGCTGTGGGTACATAGCCGATAATCGAGCAGCTTCAGCAGCGACTCTTGTTTCCCTACGGAAACGCAAGTCACGCATTGAGCCTGAGATCGCACCGGGTGGTACTTCCTCAGCCCGACGAGAACTGCCTTGGGCATCTATAAACTCTCGCCTTATCGGAGCGCCAGCCATCAAAGCTAATGCTGCCCCCAAGGGTGGGAGATCGTAAGCAGTAGATTGCAGCCCCGTAGAGGATTTGTTAAACGATGAAGCTGCTCCGGTGATAAGGGTCAACGGTGATTTGTAGCTGACGTTTATCTTTTTGCCAGGGAATGCTGGTTGGTAAAGTACTAGAGCCATCCCACTAGCGAATGAAGTTGTTATTCTATTTCGTTTCAGTCCCCATTTTCTGATCTCCGGTTCTCTGGCTTCAACAGTTATTGGGTCAGTGTAGGACACAGCGTAGATAGATTGGACTGCTTCGTTGGTTAACGAAACGTCATCTTCTGTCAAGTCGTAGCCTTGTTTGGCCACATTGTAAGTAGTAGTGAACATTTTGATTTGGAAGATACCGTTATCTGGGGCAGAGAGATCACGGAGATCGTTGTTTAACGCTTCCAATATTCTGTATGTAGGGAACTTGGGAGAGACACGGACGATACTGAGGTTGTCATGTGCTGCTGCTTCTGAGGCACCATAAGCTCGGATAACATCAATTGTGCCTCCAACTTTTTGTACATACATTGCTTCAGAATCGATTTCGATAATCACTCCGGGTACGATGCCTGAATCAGTAGCGTCAGTTATGGTTAGCTGTGTATCGCCGCTATCTACTGATGCACCAAGCACCAAGAGTTCTTCCACATAACTAGTCAACAGTAAGTCTCTAGTCTCTTCGATCCATATTTGTGCTGTTGTCATTACGTGCTCCCAAGAACGTCATTAAGGTTACGCTCTTTACGTTTAATATCTTTCTTATTCCCCGTTAGCACTGTTCCTGATTGAACTTCCCATTGAGTACCTGCGTGTCTTTCGACATGGGCAGAACCGCTAATCCCCTTAGGTTGAAGACCCTCAGATCTGAGTCGTTTATAGGCCGCCATATCTTCTTCCTTGGATCGTTCGTTAGCTTTAGTCCCGACCCAATCAATATCTTTACCATCATGTCTACCTCGTGCAGTTGACGCAGCTATATGCACTTCACCGAAGTACTTGCGGACAACTCCCTCACATCCATCACAGTTATCGTCATAGGTTTCATCAAACCCATGACGGATCTCATGTGACAATCCACAATCGAGACAACGGTAAACATAAACTGGCATTATTCTGGTCCTACTCTGAACGAATACCCTGCTGATACCAACACGGTTTGCTCTGAATCTGTTAAATCTGTTGGGCTGTCATGTCCTCCATATATCCACCGTGTGACCGTTGACTTGTCAACCGGTAAATAATCTTGGACCGTTGTCCCATCAATAATAAATATGTTATCGCCTCGTAGCCCTGGTCCGAAGTGGCGCATCAATGAGTACGCTGCTGGTGTCGGTTCGTTTCGTAACCCAACAGAAGGAACAATATTTGTTGTGGGTATTACTAGATACCTGAACATCGTAACTGTAGGGAATGTTGATCCCGCTCCGATGACTGCTGGAGTAGCTGTGTAATTACCTGAAACCTCGGTAGGTGCGGGCACAGTAGCACCAACATCCACGACATCAGGTTTCGCATCAACTGTAACGTACAGCGACTCATCTGGTATCGTCGCCTCAGCACTCACCTCGTCCGGTGTAGCGATCGCAGAGGCTGAGGCACTGGGTAGGGTAGCTGAAGTACTTATACCACCGTGTAAGGTGATTGTGGTAGCAGTTACTGAAGCAATAATTATTGCTGGGCAAGCTATTGTTGCCGGGGTAACTGTCGCCGGGACCGACGGGGTAGCCGAGAACGTCGTTGTAACACCGATTGTGGATGGCGTCGCAATCGCCGCCACAGTAAACCCAGTGATATCGACAGGAGAATAACTAACACCTGCCGTGGTGTAATCAATGAGCGGCCCGGAAGACGGTCTATAAACATATGCAAACGAGAGCGATAGACTGGCCGAACAACCTATTGTTGTGGCAGAGACTATTGCGTCCCGTTTGACATATGGAAAGCCCGCTTCTCGATAAACTATGCCGCTTTGGTTGTAGTTATAGCTGCCCGGATATTGTGGGGCGTAGTCGTACCCTGACTCTCGATATTCAACCTCGCTGGTTGAGTAAGGATTGGCAGTAGGTAGCGGCACCGAACAGCCTCATCTTTCTAGCCGCTCAGCGACGCCGTTTCAGGATCGCCCACCCTTGTGGCAGCAATAGCTTTAGCAATAGCAATAAGGGCAGCAACTCCCGCAATCTTTAAGGAGTCACCCCAATCAGGGCCGGGGATAGCCATAGCGGCAGCCCAAGCCTGAGCGAACGTGGATACTCCACGCTCTAATGAGTCTTTAATAAAACGCTGGTTGAACAACTTCTTGTCTCCGTATCTGCATAGCAGCCCAAGTTTTAGGACCGACCACGCCATCAGCAACTAGCCCGTTTGCTCGTTGCCATTGTTTTACTTTGGCGAGTGTACCACGACCAAAGATTCCGTCTGCTAACGCTCCTATCTGTCGTTGAATATGAACAACAGCCCGGCTGCGTGATCCTTTGCGTAGTGTTCCGGGGAATGGAACCATTCCATCATGCGGTTCTTTAGGTAAAATCATTGTGGGAACCGATGTGACCATGCGTCGTTGGATCATTATGCGTAGCTCCGGCATAGAAAACGAAGGATCAACCTTCCGTGAGGTCCATTCCTTGTGGCCGAGCACAGCACAGTCCGGGTTCCATTTGTGTCCGTCGCACAGAAAGGCGCACAAGTCAACTAATGCGTCCATCTGAGCCTCGGGCACATCCTCACCCAAACCATCATTAATAATTGATACCCCAA